ATAATACGCAGCAGATGCACCAGCGTAGTCGTCAAGCAGGTAGCCTGTGCCACCACCACCCCGAAAAGCCTTTCGCCTATGTGATAAGAAGCTGCTCATTAGTCCCAAGAAATTAGTAGGTCGGTATGCAAGCCTTTAGCTCCTGTGCCTCCGAACGTGTTAATCAAGAATGAGATCCTGTCCCCAGCCACGAATGTGGTTGGCGTAGTTGTCAAGACGAATGCAGTGCCTGTGCTGGTGCTTGTCTCTGTGCTGTCGATGATGCCCATTGTGCTGAGGATGGTTGTGCCTCCCTTTTTAACGTCAACCGTTAGCGCACCACCCGCTGTTGCTGTCGAGCATCCGCTATGAACTGCGTGAATCTTGCCTGCCGCTGGTGCTATCCATGCAGTCTTCTCACCTGTGCCAGATGCGTCATCTGCCTCGCTACCCATCTTGGTAACATACCAGTTCTGAATTAGGCTGTTCTCGTAGTTGACACGCACACCGAGAAGCTCTGCCTCTTGGCTCATCTGCGTTGCACCGCTTGCCGTGCGTTCAATCTCAAGGAATACGCAGTCGCCATCTGCTGGCGTGCCTCCGACTGTGATTGCACTTGCTGGGATAATGTGAATGTCACCGCTGGCGATTACCTCATCGTCTGCCGTTGCTGTTGGCGTTGGGAATGCAACATCCCATGCGTCATCGTTGCCACCAGCTTGTGCGGCTACGTTCCACTTTACCTTGTGTCCCGCTGTCGCTCCTGTGGCAGTCCAGTATAGATCAACGCTGATGTCCCCCCCGTCCCACTGTGGTGGAGGTGTCCACTTGGCATATACTTTTTCGGTGTTAGCCATCAGCATCACGTCAACATTGCCGTTTGTGCCTGTCTTGCTGGATGCCTCTGCATTTGCGTCTGGTAGCAATGCGCCTGCGTCAATCCAGATGCTTGTCTCTGCTGTGTCTGGTGTAGCACCACCCCCTGCTGGAGTTGCCCATGTGCCATCACCACGCCAGAATGTTGTCGCACTTGCGCTTGTGCCAGAGTTTAGGTTGCCTACTGGTAGGTTGCCAGTCACCTCGCTGGTTAAGTCAACATCATGCAGTGTAAGCTGTTGATTAGCGTTTTTTGTAATGTAGCTTGGAGATCCTGCTAGTGTTACAGAGTCGTGATCTCGATCGCCAACATCTACCCCGTCAACTGTGCCTGTGACTGTGATGTCACCTGCGACCTCTAGACTTACGTTGTTAATTAGTTTTAAAGCATCACCTGTTTGGCGAGATACTATTGTGTTTGTTCCGTTAACAACAACAGCGGTTTCGATCAAACCATCTTCTGTGCCATTCGTAACATCCGATGTTTTGCCTGTAATCTTGGCATACAACTGATCTCCACCATTATCATTTTTGCCGTCAAATCTAATTTGCCCAAGGTAGTCTCCATCCGCAGGTGATGCGCTGTCTCTTTTTAATGATAACTCTGGCAATGCACCCCAACCAGTATCTGTGCTACAAATCTGTGTGTTGCCCTTAACATAAAAATCAGTGCCACTCCACGTAAAGTTTGCATCACCCTCAATAGTTCCATCACCTGTCCAGACACCGACTTGATTGTTTACTGGTGTGCCTACCTTGGTAACATCACCACTGCCTCCACCGCCACCGATGTCAGATACGTCAACATACTTAAGGTTGTTGCTGTCGCTGGTGTCTTGAATGAGAACCTTGTCGTCACTCGCTGGAACGCCTGCGTCTGTAATAGTAGCACCGCTTAGTGAGGACACTACGTTAGTCTCGTCAGTTACGTCTGCGTTGGTTTCAACGGTGTCGAGCTTCGTGCCGTCTGCCGCTACGTCCCTGCCGTCTACTAAACCTGTTGGTGTAATGCCGCCTTGAACACTGAAGTTCACGCCGTTCCACGAAACATTACCGTCCCCAGCAACACGCCCAGAACCGTCCCAAACAGCAACGTCACCAAAACTTGGTGTTCCAGACTTAACTGCTAGCGTTGATAGGTCTTGGTCGCCTGTGTTAGTTCCGCTCTGGTTGCCTAGCAGTGTCTGCTGTGCATCCGTGAATGGGTTTGCGTCTGAGCTTGTAATTAAAGCGATGCCGTCAGCAGTGGCATCCGTAATATCTGATGCGGATACACTGGAAAGATATGTCCCCAAGTCGCTAATTTGTGACTCAGTAATCGTTATAGCACCTTCGTGCTGGGTTACGTTTGATGCAGGCACTCTAGCGTCTGCTATTGACCCGCTTGTTATGTCGGTGGCTGAGTGAGTGTGAGACGCACTAGCAAAGTCGCCTGTGTTGCTTGTAGCCGCTGTGCCTAGTCCTAGGTTGTTTCTGGATAGTGATTGGCTCGCAACGTCTGACAGGTTGTTGGTAGATAGCATATCACCCCCTCCCGCAAGTGCCTCCCACTTAAGTCCTGTAGCCTCTGCGCTGTCTGCCTTAAGGAATTGTCCGTCTGTCCCTACTGGTAGTCTGGTGTCGTCTGTGCCGTATGCGTAAAGGTCTCCCTTGGTTGTCAGTGGAGATGCGCTACCTGTGGCTGAGTCTATCGCCTCCCACACTTGTGTAGTGTCGTTCCATGCGATTACTTGTCCGTCTGTAGCACCTGTCTGTAGTAAATCTGTAAGCTCGTGCTTGTGTGCCGATACTGATCCGCCTGAGCTTGAGCCAGAGCTTGATCTGCCTGCGCTGGGGTGTCTGTATGTGCCACCAAGGATCGGAGCTTGCTCCATCATCCTCTGCATTAGGTTGCGATCTCTACTGCCAGCAACCTTAGCGTCACTGTTCATAGACTTGGCTACAGCTACAGAATACTGCCTGTCTAATGCTATCGCTAGTTCTGTGTCTCCAGTGAGCCTGCCACACACTAAGCTCGCAAGCTTAAATGCTAGTGACTCAATAAATGATGGGGAAAAAAGGTTAACGTCAGTAACCTTAGCCGTGTAGGTTATCGTGACGGTTTTATCGTTAGTCAGTAGCTTGTCACCCTCGACAACGTAATGTCTTGATGATGCCTCTACGTCCTCTCCATTGACATCCTTTAAACGAATGATGTCGCTGGGTAGCTGGTATTTGTAGTCCCAGCCAAATGGGGGTTTGTCAGAAACTTGCGTGAGGGTCACCCTCTTACCTGCAAAGTTCCATCTATGTTCTTCTAAAAGTAATTCTAATGCGTGATCGTATTGATCATTCATGACCACCGCTACAGAGTCAGTGTTCGACTCAATGTTGGTAATACGTCCTTCTCTGAACTTAGCCAGAGCAATGTTTGCGATGTCTGTTTTAGTTGGCATTAGAAAAAATGGGCATGGGTAGATATAGCTCTACCCATGCCCAATGTTGGGGATTGACCTAGTTGCGGTCGATGTAGCTTAAACAAACGCGAAGTGTCGCGTCAGCGGTAACTCCAGATGCGGCAGTGACGGTGAGAATGATCTTCTCTTCGCCAGCAGGCACTGTGTATAGGCTGTTAACGCCCATCTGAACGACACCAGCAGAGCTGAAGTCGAGACCAGTTGCAAGTGCGTCTGAGCTAGGAGTTCCCAGCTTACAGGTGAAGCTCGTTCCAGCGTCTTCAGCAACCACGAAGGATTGGCTGAGGTCAAGGAGAGCGTCAGATGGGATCGTTACTAGCTCGATAACGTCACCAGAAACTTCTGAACCAGCGAGGGTTACAGTAGCGTTAGCTTGACGGACTTTGCCAGCAAGGAGACGACCATCTACACGATTGTCAACTTTTGCGGTTTGACCTGTTGCAAGGTCGGATTTAAATGTAGCCATAATAATATATTTCTAATTTTTAGGTTAATAATTGCGATTAAGCGCGGTTGACGTTGATCTGGATTACACCTTCATCATCAAGACGAGTTCCACCCCATGCCCACTCAGAACGAATCTGTGTGTCGTGGCGTTTGGTTGGAAGGACATCAACGAAGGTTTCTGGATCTGCGGCGTATCCGAAGGCAACACAATCTTTAGCGAATGCGTAGCAACCACGGGTAGTGCTTTCTACTGGAAGTAGGCTAGAGTCAACTGCGATGATTGTAAAGCCAAAAGCGTCTACAATAGAACCAGACTGAGCTTCCTCAAGTTTGGCGCGGTAGTCGCGATTGATGAACTTGTCATCGTGCAGAAGGTCTTCAACTTCATCGTGAGTGATAACCATGCCGAGTGGGCTTGATCCCTCAACGTTCTGACCAGCAATGTTCTTCTTGCCGAGGCGAGCGCGAGCATTGACGATCTTGTCGTAGGTAAGACCAGTGTTACCAGTAGTTCCATCGTAGTTGTAAGTCTTGGCGATAGCGTTAGCTGAATCGAAAACAACTTCAGTGTTACCGTTCTTACCTTCGTAGGCAGAACCACCGAGCATTGCAATGATTGCGGCATCACGATCACGACCAGCTTCAGCCATGTGGGACTTGATGATAGCATTGTGTGGAGAGTCGATCTCGCCCAAACGGACAGAATCAACCTTAGATACAAAATGCTCAACTGTTCTCCAGTCAACGTAGAGGCTACGCATTTCTGTAGAAACGTCTTGTGGTGCAGAGTCAGCAAAGCGTCCAGTCATTGGAGAGGACGATACCTTACCGAGCTTGTTAAAGCGGCGAGATTCACCTTGAACTGCGTAAGTAGGCACGAGACCTTGCAGGCGTGAAGTTAACTGTTGGAGTTCCAAACGCCACTCGTCTTGGTAAAGACTTGGGAAGTGGTCGGGAACGATATTAGTGAATGACATAATTTAATTTGGTTTAATTTTAATGATAATAATATTGGTTGTTAAGCACCTAGATTGCAGGAGTATCACCAAGTTTTGGTGGTCGCTATCAAGGTTATGAAAGCGTTCTCGTTGCAGGGTGCTTACAATCATCGTCCTTTAAACAAATTATGTCGGCAGTGTCCTTCCTGTGAACGACTTATTCATAACATAAATTGCATACAATGTCAATACAGCCAAATAAATGCACATTAATGCAAATTAGGTATAGACAAGTATGCGGTTATGTGTCAGATTGGGTTTGCAGACGGACAAGGTCTACAAAGTTTTCATAGTGTTGGAGTTTTTGTAACTCCGTTTTCATAGTAAAACCCAGTAGTGCTTGTCCCACTACTGGGTTTTTATTTCCCATCAGACTCAAACAGCGCAGTGAATAACTAAGCGCGATAGTCAAACCACCAAATCGGAAGCAGGGAATCGCCGCCCTGCGTAATGTTGTTTAAGGGGGTGCGAGAGTTGTCTAAGGACATACCGAGACTCAATGACCACCCTGTGGCACTAGCCACTGTTGATAAGACCTAATCGCCTGACGGAGTTTAGATAATCTTGATACGCTTTCCCTGTAAATGGGTTAGTGTATCTAAGAGCCTCGCTCACCTTCAGGAATATTAGATTATCTAATCCACTTATTCCTTGGCTTGTCCTCAGACCAATCATAATAGCCCTTACAACTATCGTTTGACTCGTCAATGTTTGGCTCTTTTTGTGCCTTTTTCTCGCCAAAGATACGATCCCAGCCATTTCGGTAGGTCTCATTACTAACTTTTGTGATAATATGGTCGCCAGTTATATCATTCTGGCAACTTGATGGTCTTAGTTCCTTGTCCATAATAATAGGTGGGGTGGCAACGAACACAACAACGTCACCACCCCTATTGTTAACAAATTATTTCTTCTGCTGATACTCAAACTTGCGGTAGTCGGAGTAAGCTTTCTGTGCTTCTGGTGGTGCTAGATGGATTTGACCATTGTATTTCTGGTAAATCGCATCTGCCTTAGCCTTGGGGCTGCCATCACTTGTGGATGTCATCGACCCATTACGTGGAATTGGTTGCTCTTGCATGGACTGCGCCCGACCTAGTAGCATGTTCATAACCTTCGGGTTACGCACAGCCGCCATGTCAGCCTCATTCTCCATGTCAAAGCCAACAACCTCAGCCATATCGACTGCTGATTGGAGGTTCTTATCGTAATCACGACCCCATTGCTTCTGCAAAGTAGCCTGTTGCTCAAGCATTGTAGTCTCAGCCTGCTCACCTAGCTTGCCTGTAGCCTCTTCTAGTTGCTTAGAGGTGATGTCAGCGTATGCCTGTGACAACTGGACTGCTTGATCTTGGCTCAGACCAGCATTGTGGAATACATCACCCCACTCGCCAGCTAGGCTGTCATTCCAATCCAAACCATCTGGAAGGTTCTCAAGGCGTAGATCATACTCGTTTGCGCTCTCTGGCACACCGATAGCCCTCTGGAACTCTGCGACCTCCTCTGGTGTTGACCCTTCATTGGGAACAATCACGCCCTCAACCTTCTTGCCTGCAAAGTTTACTAGGTTAGCCGCTCCCTTGAGTAGTCCGTCTGCTGATTTATACTTCTGAACAGTGTTGGATAGGTTCTCCATACCTGCCTCACGTAGTAGGTCGGTGTAGTTTTCGGACAATCCACCCTCGCTAGTGTATAGCTGGTTGATAATACTTCCCCCTCCTTGGCTCGTAGAAGCCTCTGGAGAGCTTGTAGCACCTTCTGTGGGTGCTGAACCACTGTAGATGTCTGGAGACGCTGGTGTGGCTGTGCTTGTGTCTGCTGATGGGCTGGATTCTACCGCGCCACTATCGCTAGTCGGTGTTGTTTCTGTCATAAATCAAATTGTGTTTGTTGTATATTTCTTTAAGCAGGATCTCCTTGTGTCCATACTTGTCATCGAAAGCCTCTGCTGACCAATGCTTCTTGCGCCACTCGACTACTGGCGGGTTCTCCTCGCCATACCACTTACCTTCACCCTCAACGAATAGCTCCTTGGGTGTTACTGGATCACCTGTTGTGTCAAAAAGTGGCTTATCCTCAATGAGTTCTGGCACAGGCACAACGATTGGCTCTGGCTCATCATCGTAGTCACCCTCACCAAGTAGGAGCTTAATCTCCTCAAGATGCTTGCGGTATGCGTGATGCTTGAACTCTACGTCACCACCAACTACCTTGCCGATAAGCTTGCTACCCCTGTAGATGCTTCCGTCCTCTTCAATACTAAGCACTAGCTTCTTACTCATTGTTATATGTCTCCTGTTGTTTTAGTTTAAACAGCAAACCCACCACGCCACGCTCACCATCACGGATGGCGGCATTGATCGGTGATACCTTGCCCTGCTGGTCTAGTAGGAATGAACGCTCCATCAGACCAAACTCTTTGACTAGGAATGCCATAAGTCGTTCTCCACTCTTGGAGTTCAGGCACTCTGCTGCATGATCTGCCACTTCTTGTGTTATTTTTCTCATTTATTGTTGTTGCATTGCCTCAGAAACCTCCGCAGGGACATCACCACCATTGGCGGCTGATGCGTCCTTGAGCATTGCAGTTGCCTGCATAGCTTGTTCCATTTGGGCTTGTTGTGCTTGTTGCTCTGCGCGAGCCTGTCGTGTCTCAGCGACCTCCTCTTGTGACCTCAGTCCATCCTCTGGAAGTCCAGCATTACGCCAGCTTTCTCTGAAGTGAACGTCACCATTGAGGTTGTCTAAAATCTCTGGTTGCATCTCTACTGTTGACTGGTTCATTGCCATGAACTCAGCGTATGAGCTATTCTGTTGTGACTTGATAGCCAATGAGATACGATTGTTGTAAGCGATGTTCGGCACTGGGACTACCACGTTACGGTCTTGTGTGACCATCTGGATCTCCTCTGGTGCTTGTGGCATCTTACCCTGTCTCCATAGAATGCCAAAGATTCTACGTAGCTTGGGGTCTAGATACTCGCTCGTGAGCCTTGAGAATGTCGGGGAGAACTGCATTACCTTTTCAGCTTGGCGCAGTGTAGCCTCTGTGGCTGTCATCTGTCGGTCAATCTGTGCAAATAGTCTGAACAGGTCACCATGCATGATCTCTTGGATTGCCTTCTTCTTCTGCTCAATACGATCCTGTCCTATGTCGTAACGTCCAGATGTCCCCCACTCACGAGGAGCGCGGTTCGGATCTAGGTCGTTAACGTAGGTGATGTCCAATGCACCGATGCCTATCTCGCCCTCCATGCTGGCGGGTGCTAAGATTGGTGGGTTTGCCGCCTTCTCAGCAAGCACATCCATTTGTTTCTGAAGGAATGAAAGCTTATGAGCCTCTGGTAATGCTACCCATGTAGGTGCATATCCGTATGGGCTGTTACCCCACTTGAGGTAGCGCGTAACGTGTGCAGGGAACTCGTAGTATCCTTGCTCATGGCATACGTGTTTGCTGTCCTCGTGGACGCAGACCATGCGATACGGGAAATTGGTCTGAACCTCCCATTCCTTGACCTTATCCACACAGATTACGAACACGTGGCTTTCGTTCTTCTTATGGTCGCGTGCTTCTTTCTGTAGCTTCTCTGGAAGGTTGTCGATACCGAACTCACCAGCAGCCTGCTTGGCAGTGTAATTGCACTCGTAAACCACTGAGTCACAACGACCTCTGTGGTCTTGACCAATGTAGTAAGTGCCAATCGGTAGATGTCTGAAGTTTAGCTCATCGTTCTCTGTATCCCACTCGGAGAAGTCTAGACCAGTCCCCATTGCGGCACGATCTAGGTATACCTCTTGGATCTCAGTGTAGAAGTTGGATTGCTCTAGGCGATACGTGATCTCCTCAGAGCATTCGCGGTAGAACTTAACTACCTTGTCGTTGTCTCTGAGTGCCTTAGGTGGCGTAAGGTTGTGCCACACCTCCTCACGAGGCGTAACAAGTGAACAGAATCCA